GTTCTGATGTATGGCCAAAAAGAAAACAGCCGCCAATGAAATAGTAATCCCCTACACCCCCAGACCGCTTCAGAAGGAGTTCCATCTGAACTCCAGGCGCTGGAACGTAGCAGTCTGCCATCGTCGTTTTGGCAAAACGGTTATGGCCATAAACTGGCTGGTGAGGTGTCTGATCGAGTGCCAGCACAAGAACCCGCAAGGCATGTTTATAGCGCCGACATTCGGCCAAGTGGAAAAGATAGCTTTTGAATACTTGAAGGAAGCAACGCAAGTATTCCCGGGGGTCAAATATAATGCTGCCAAACTCAGATGCGAGATACCCCATCCCCAGCTGGGTAAGATATCCATCTATCTGTTGAGCGGGTCTAATGAATCGAGTGAAAATCTGAGAGGTATGTACGCCGACGCTGTGGTCTTGGATGAATTTGCCGATATCCCGCCAAAGGTCTTTCCTCAAATTCTGAGGCCGGCTCTGGCTGATCGTCGGGGATCGTGTCTCTGGATTGGGACACCAAAATCAGAGGACCAGTTCAAGGCCATATATGACCAAGGCCTGGCCGAAGTAGCAGCGGGTAATCCAGATTGGTATGTGTGCCTGTTTCCAGCCAGCAAAACGAATGTATTGCCACAAGCGGAGATTGAAGAACTTAAAAGCCAGATGTCGGATAACGAGTACCGGCAGGAACTGGAATGTGATTGGTCAGCAAATTTAACAGGCGCCTACTATGCCGACCAGTTAAATAAAGCAGAAGCCGAAGAGCGAATAGGCAGCGTGACTTACGATGAAACCATGCTGGTGAACACGGCATGGGATTTAGGCGTTGCGGATATGACTTCAATCTGGTTCTGGCAGGAAACCCCATCGAGCCAGATCAGGCTTATAGATTGTTATCAGGCGTCTGGTGAAGGCTTGGCCCATTATACCCAAGTGCTTCAGCAACGGTCTTTTGATAAAGGGTATTCGTACGGTGACCATTTGTTACCTCACGATACCGACTCCCGCATTATGGGTGCAACAGCACAACGTAGGTCAGATATATTAAGACAACTTGGACTACTGCCTACAATCGTGCCAATGCGAAAAGTTGCGGAAGGGATCGAAGCAGTTCGGGCGCTATTGCCCCGATGCTGGTTCGATGCTGAGAAGTGTGCCGAAGGTTTAAAAGCCCTTCGGCACTATCGCGTTAAGGAGAGTAGCGGTCTTCCGCTGCATTCGACGGATTCCCATTTTGCCGATGCGTTTCGTTATCTGGCAATTGGTTATCGGGAAGGCATGTCCAAATTCGGGTCTTACCGCAAACCCTGGGATCAAAAGATTGAGTACCCAAATTCTCAACAGTTTGTGTGAGTTCGGCAAATCACTCTGGTGTACCGTCTTCTGGCACAGAACGAGTTTAATCAGAGGTGATCGCTTTCTGACTTGCCAACGTTGTGGCCATCGATTGATCGATCCAAACCAACTTGAAGATGAATAATGGCAGGATTATTGAATCAGGTCGTACCCAGTAAGGCTTATGCCCCTACGGGATTATTAGACCGCCAAATGGCTGACTTTTTCAAAAGAGTACCCGACCCTCTGGAGGTTATGCGTAGGCTGGGGTTGAACGTCCCTTCGAGTAAGCAAATAGGGAAGTTTTTTACGGCTGTTCCTGAGTTTGTAGGCCCACAGGCTGACGTTGCCGGCATGGTAAGAGATGCGGGCCAGGTTATGCCCAACATACGGTCTGGAGACTACGGACAGGCATTTGCGAACCTCGGCATGGCTGCGGCGGCTATTCCGTTTATGGCGGTGCCTGGAACAGTGTCCCAGGTCAAGGGAGTAACTTGGCCTTCGTTTGGAAATTATGCTGAACCTTTATCAAAAGGAAGTTTGGAACGTTCCCTACCTTCCACTAAATATTTAGTTGAAAAAATTAAAAAGAAATATCCTGATGCAGAGATTGGATTAAATCTAAGCAGGACAGGTTTTGGCAAGTCTGATTATTTACACGTCCAAAGGCCAAACAAGGTTGGCATAGAAATTAGATTATCAGATCATAGCACTGGGCTGAGTAGAATGAGGGATTATGACGAGATGTTCCCTGGCTATGTACCTGGAAAAGGCACGTCATTCAAAGATCTAGATTCACCTAATCCTCCATTTGGACAGATAGGCAGAGACATATTCGACAATAGGGTCGATCGAGTATTAAGCCAAATAAATGACGAATGGGTGCGAGACCCAAAAACGGGCATTTCGGTAAGAAAAAGCGTAAATGGCTAACGCAAATATATTAGCAGGGACGGCGTAATGGCAGGATTACTGGATAGGGTCGTACCCAGTAAGGCTTACACACCTAAAGGGTTATTAGACCGCCAGATAAGATTGGGGATACAGCCCAGCCAAGCTGGGTTAATACCTGGAAAATCACCCTGGTCGGCTGCTTGGGACGCACTGAAACAGGACGTTGGCACCATAGGAAGGGGATTAAAGAAGTTTGAGAAAGACCTAAGGTTTACCCTTAGCCCAGAGTTCTACCCCAGTGTAATGTTGGACCCTAGAAACGCCGATCCCATTACAGCCTTAGCTGGTCTAACCGCTGGCGGAGCATATACAGGTGGCGGCTTACTGGGGGGAGGTACTGGCGGCATCCGTATGTTTGCTGGCCCGAAGGCCGCAACAGCCGATAAAACCGCCTTGAAAAAAGCCAAAGAAATGTGGAAAGCGGATAAGACCAGAGAAGAAATCTGGGATGAAACGGGCTGGTATAAAGACGTTGATGATAACTGGAAGTTTGAAATAAGTGATGAATTGGCAAAAACAGTGAAGACACCACGCCGCAGCTTTTACCCTCGCTCTGGTGATCTTTTAGAACATCCCGAATTATATTCTGCCTATCCAAAACCCGCCAGAGGTTATGGGGATATTGCAGATGAGATGACGATGGTTGATCGAAGAATTGGTTATCTTCAAGAAGTCAAAAATAATACTGGCAAGCCAGGATACGAAACATTCACTTCTGAGATGGCTGAAGACTTGCCTAAATTACGCGAACGGTATCGGGGTTTAGCTAGAAAAAGGCGGTCTTTTGTTGAGGGATTAGAGGCCATACCAACGGGTGGGGGAGAGAGTGGCAGACGTATGGGTTCATATAATCCAGCCATCGATCAAATTTATAATTATGCTGGCCGCTCTGCTGACCCTGATAAGTTTAAGTCCGTTCAATTACATGAGTTGCAACACGCTATTCAGCATAGAGAAGGTTTTGCGAAAGGTGGCTCTCCATCTCAGGTGGCTGGGAAGTATGCAAATCCTGAACATAAGCGATGGCATGAAAAACAGGACGTTGTCGAAAAAATGAAGTCAATTCGCAACAGTAAAGAATACACGGACGAAATGAACGCAGCCAACAAGCTATTTAAAACAAAATACGAACCAAAAATTGATAAATTAGAAAACAAACTAGACGAATTGTCTCCTAACGATCCTAAGTGGAGTTCAACAGAGGAAAAAATTGAAAACCTATTTATGGGTTATAAAGCAGAAGAACAAACACCGTTACTTAACGAGCTTTCACGGCTAAACAGAAAATATGGTGTGAATATTAAAGAGCCACAACCATACATTGATCCAGAGAAGGCGTATAAATTGCTGGCTGGGGAAGCTGAAGCCAGAAACGTACAGACCCGTATGGGGTTCACCCCAGCGGAACGGAAATTTAAGCCGCCTTGGGCAACATTAGATGTTCCTGAAGACGAGCTACTTATTAGAGGTCTTTTGGATTAACCAATGAGTGAATTCCCCGGTATTACCGCTTCAACGGCTGGGTTATTCCTTAGGGACGCTCTCTAATGGCAGGATTACTGGACAGGGTCTTACCAAGTAAGGCTTATACGCACTATGACGGCTGGGCCGCGCAGCCGGAGATCCGCGCACCCTATAAGCCCCGAAATACAGTCGCTCAACGCGCTCAACAAGTATTCGGCATGGACCCCAAGGTCAGGCGTTTGGGCTTTTTGCCATATCCGAAAGGTGCGCTAGGCAAAGGTCCAATCGATTGGAGCGACTGGGTAGCTCCTGAAATCCTGCATAGTTTTGCCAAAGGCTTTGTGATGCCTGGTCATGCTGCACAAGGCGGCTACTGGACACCCGATGAGGTTACCAGAGACGTTGGTTTGAACGTAGCTGGTCTTGGTTATGCAGCTGGAGGTTTGATTGCTCCCAAAGGCGCTTTGGGTATGGGCGGTACTCGACCTGGAATTGGTCATAATATGGGTCCGCCGATAGTTGATGAAATCGGGCCTGTTTATCAATCCCGTTTGAAACCAGCTATCGAAGCCATGCCGCAAGAGAAAATGACGGCGGATCAGGCAGCTGCACATTTTAAGAAGTATCCTGGCGGTGTAGGAGCCGACGAACTCGAATGGTCTGGCATTCAGGGATTGCTGGGCGCAG